CGTTGCTCTGAATAGAAGATTAGCAGAGTCGGTTGCTGATGTAATCTTTGCAGATGTCGCTGAGGGTCTAGCACTTTCTCAGAAGGACAAACTCGCTTCTCTTGCAGAAAATGTTGAGTTTGATAGTGAAGAGAACTATCGTGAGAAACTGGTAACTCTGAGGGAATCTTATTTCCCAACCAGAACAACTGGTACTCAAAGAGATGACTCTGAAACCCTTTCTGAATCGGCATCCGCTGATAATGGTTCTTATGAATCAGTATCTCCAATGATGGAAGCATATCTTCAGACACTTGGCAGAGTCGCAAAAAAGTGATTTCTAAATTATAAAAATCAAACTAAAACTTTTTAAAAGAGGTAAATCAAATGCAAATGTTCAATGCGGAATATTTGCAGGAGAAGTGGGCACCAATCCTTGACTATCAGGGACTCGATGAAATCAAAGATTCACATCGTAGAGCTGTAACCGCTATCCTGCTCGAAAACCAAGAGAGAGAACTCCGCGAATCACGCGAGTTCCTTTATGAGGCTCCAACCAACTTCACAGCTTCAACTGCTGGTGCTGCTGGTTTTGGTGGAAGTGCTCAGGGATTTAGTGCTGGTCCTACCGCAGGTTTCGATCCTGTTCTGATCAGCCTTATCCGTCGTTCAATGCCTAACCTGATCGCTTATGATCTGTGTGGCGTTCAACCAATGAATGGTCCTACTGGACTCATCTTCGCAATGCGTTCCCGCTACAATAGTCAGAGTGGTGCTGAGACCTTCTATAATGAAGTTGATTCAGCATTCTCTGGACAAGATGCAGGATTCAACGTTACCACTGGTTTCTCAGATGGTTCCGTTGGTATGGGTACTACTTCCCAAGGTGGATTAAATCCAAGTATTCTTGATGCTTCTAACCAAGCAAATAACGCATTAGGTGCCGACAAGTATAACGTTGGTCAAGGTATGCGCACTGATAGTGCAGAGAACCTTGATGGCACTGGTGGTGATGCATTCAACCAGATGGCATTCTCAATCGAGAAAGTCACTGTTACCGCTAAGTCAAGAGCTCTGAAGGCAGAGTACTCACTTGAACTTGCACAAGACCTGAAGGCAATTCACGGTCTGAATGCAGAAGCTGAGCTTGCTAACATCCTCAGCACTGAGATTCTCGCTGAAATCAACCGCGAAATCATCCGTACCATCTATAAGGTTGCTAAGCCTGGTGCTCAGGTTAACACCGCTACCGCTGGTACTTTTGACCTCGACGTTGACTCCAACGGTCGTTGGTCAGTTGAGAAGTTCAAGGGTCTTATCTTCCAAATCGAGCGCGATGCAAACGCAATTGCACAGCAAACTCGTAGAGGAAAGGGTAACATGATCCTCTGCTCTGCTGACGTTGCTTCTGCACTCACCATGGCAGGTGTTCTTGATTACACCCCAGCACTCAATGCTAACCTCCAGGTTGATGACACTGGTAACACCTTTGCTGGTGTTCTCCAAGGTAAGTATAGAGTCTACATTGACCCATATTCGGCAAACGTATCTGCTAACCAGTTCTACGTTGTCGGTTATAAGGGTGCATCTCCTTATGATGCTGGTCTCTTCTACTGCCCATATGTACCTCTCCAGATGGTACGTGCCGTTGGTCAGGATTCATTCCAGCCACGTATTGGATTTAAGACCAGATATGGTCTGGTTGCAAACCCATTTGCTGAGGGTATCACCCAAGGTCAAGGTGCTCTTACCACCAACGCCAACGCATACTACAGAAGAGTTAAGGTTGCTAACCTTATGTGATCTTTATCACAACTCAATCAAGAGGGTCTTCGGACCCTCTTTTTTTATCTAAATAAAAATAAAAAGAATGAAGACTTTTAAGCAGTTTTTATCTGAGGCGTTACCATTAGGTGCTATAGTATCAACTAGTTCATATGGTCCTGGTTTATATGGAAATCCAACAGCATCTGGTGCAAAATTAACACCATCAACACGAGGAGTTGCTCATAAATCTTTACCACTTGGTAGTAAAGTAAAAATTACCGATCCTAAAACTAAAAAATCAGTAATAGCTCCAGTTGTTGATAGAGGTCCATATCATGGAAATCGCCAATATGACTTAACAACACAAACCACAAAGGATCTTGGATATAAAGATTATAAGCAATTTGGTGTTAGAGATCTTGATGTAACTCCAGTAAAACCCAAACCAAAGGTGCCAGATCTAGGTATAAAAGTTAATATGAATATACCTAAGATAATTCCAACTAGGAAAAAATAATGGCAAATACTCCACTTTCAAACCAAATAAGTAATAGAAATTTTTTATCCCCAGTAGGATTTAAATTTATCATATCCAAAAATCCAAAAATTTCATTTTTTTGTAATTCAGTTAAATTGCCCGAAATTTCATTACCAACACTAACACAACCATCTTATCTGAAAGACATTGATGTCCCAGGAGATAAAATTGATTATGGTGATCTTGTAATTAAGTTTTTAGTTGATGAAGACATGGTAAACTATGTTGCAATTCATAATTGGATTACAGGAATTGGATTTCCAGAATCAACTAATCAATTTAAAGAATTGACTACAAATGATCTTGGTATTAGAGATTTACTAGAAATTACAAGTGATGCTTCTTTACAAATTTTAAATAGCAATTATCAAGTAAACTCAACAATAAAATTTAAGGATGTGTATCCAGTATCATTAACTCCATTAGAATTTGAATCCAATGCAACTGATATTAGGTACTTTACATCACAGGCAATATTCAAGTATACTATCTACAATATACTAGGAAAAGACGGAAAAGAATTATGAATCTTGATGAAATTCAGGAAATGTGGCAGAGAGATTCTGTTATAGATCCTGATAATTTACACGATGAGTCTTTAAAAATTCCCCAATTACATGCTAAGTATTATACAATCTATAATACAATTACTTTACTGAGGGAAAAGGCAAGAGAAACTTTCAATAGAGTTAAACTTGAACGCTACAATTACTACACTGGAAAGGCACCTATAGAGGTTTACGAAGAAGAACCATTCCCATACAAAGTTAGGGACAAAGAGGCACTACAGAGGCATATGGACGGTGATGAGAAGTTAAGTAAGATAGAACTGAAGATAAGATACTATGACATTATGTTAAAGTTCTTGGAAGAAGTAATTAAAACTATTTCCAATCGCACTTATCAAATCAAAAATGCTATTGAATGGCACCGTTTCCAAGCAGGATTCAACTGAGGCAAAAATGCCTCTTTTTTTATTGCCGATAAATATTTTTGTATTGATATGAACGCATGTCACATTTGGTTATATCGAAAAAGAATGAGGTATATCTTCAGGTAAAGGCAGAACCTCACATTTATTATGAACTGGCAGATCAATTTACTTTTGATGTACCAGGTGCAAAGTTTATGCCCCAGTTTCGCAACAGGCACTGGGACGGAAAAATACGTTTATTCAATACACAGACTGGTGAGATCTATATTGGTCTTCTAGATAAACTCACTCGGTTCTGCGAAAATCACGACTATACTTATGAGTTTGTAAACAATAAGTTTTATGGTCTTCCTTTTGAAGTCAATGAGATGATTTCAAAAGAAGGTGTAAAAGATTATATGACTTCTATCTGCAAGTATTCTCCCCGCGAATACCAAGTTGAGGGAGTATACGACGCTTTAAAACATAATCGAAAGTTGTTGATATCTCCAACTGCCTCTGGAAAGTCGTTGATGATATATTCGATTGTCCGATATTACGTTGAGAAAGGACAAAATACTCTGATAGTCGTTCCGACGACATCCCTTGTAGAACAGATGTATAAAGATTTTGCAGATTATGGGTTTGACGTGGGTTCATTTTGCCACAAGATCTATGCTGGAAAAGAAAGAGAAACAGACTCTCAGGTGATCATTACGACCTGGCAGTCCATCTACAAACTTCCTCGACAATATTTTTCAAGATTCAATGTGGTAGTTGGAGATGAAGCACACCAGTTTAAATCAAAGTCATTAGTATCTATAATGACAAAACTTTCTGATGCAAAATATCGTTACGGTTTTACAGGAACCCTAGACGGAACACAAACACATAAGTGGGTTCTGGAAGGTTTATTTGGACCTTCATATAAAATCATCAGAACAGAAGAACTGATGCAGAAGGGTCACGTTGCCAAACTGGATATTAACATTCTTTTATTGAAACACCCACCGAATAAATTTGAGACCTTTGAGGATGAGGTTCAGTATATTATCAATCACGATAAACGTAACAAGTTTATTCGTAACCTTGCCTTAGATCTTAAAGGTAATACTTTGATTCTATTTTCCAGAGTCGAAGGTCACGGACAACCTCTATACGAACTCATAAATAATAGCATCTCAGAAAATCGTCATGTTTTCTTTGTTCATGGTGGAATTGATACTGAAGATAGAGAAATGGTTAGAGAAATTACTGAAAAACAAAATAATGCAATTATTGTGGCATCATACGGTACGTTTAGTACAGGAATTAACATTAAGAATCTACATAATGTTATTTTTGCTTCACCTTCGAAGTCTAGAATTCGTAATCTCCAATCAATCGGAAGAGTACTAAGAAAAAGCGACAACAAAACAAAGGCAACTCTATATGACATTGCCGATGATATCAGTTATAAGTCAAGAAAAAATTATACACTCAATCATTTAATTGAAAGAATCAAAGTTTATAATGAAGAAAACTTTAATTATGATATTGTAAATATACCAATTAAAAACTAATGGGAGAAGAATTCTACGCAATCATAAAATTAATATCTGGTGAAGAAATCTTTTCATTAATATCTATTGATGAAAACGATGGTGATCCTCTTATAATTTTACAAAATCCTATTATTATAAAAATCGTTCAGAATCATCAAGGAATTTTTATAAAGGTAAAACCTTGGATTGAATTATCAGATGATGATTTCTTTATTGTAAGGTATGAAAAAATTATTACAATGACAGAAACTAAAGATCAGAAACTTATTGATATTTACATAAATTATGTTTCTGATGAAAGTAATTCTATAGATTCTATAGATCTCTATCAAAAACCAGATTTACCTGGAGAAGTTAAACCATCTAAAAAGATGGGATACATTTGTTCAGTTGAAGATGCTCGAAAGAATCTTGAAAAGATATTTAAAGATTTAAAGTAAAGCTAAAATCTCATCTTTATCGTTAGCAAACCTATTCTACTTATATTTTTAACTTCTGTCAAGCCTCTTAAAGTATGCTATAATGAACATAACAATAATTCACTTACAAGACCAATGTTATGTCCAAAAAGAAATCTGAACATTATGTAAACAACAAAGAGTTACTTGAAGCATTAATTGTTTACAGAACTAAAGTTGAAGCATCTTACTTAAAGAAATATGATAAAGATTTAACTAAACAACCAAAGGAAGAAAGAGCAAAGCATTGGGATGGAAAACCACCAATATCAAATTATTTGGGCGAATGTTTTTTGAAGATTGCTACTCATTTATCATACAAACCTAATTTTGTAAATTATATGTTTAGGGACGATATGATTTCTGATGGTATTGAAAATTGTGTTCAATATATTCATAATTTTAATCCAGAGAAGTCACAGAATCCTTTTGCATATTTTACTCAAATCATTCATTATGCCTTTCTTCGTCGTATTCAAAAAGAGAAAAAGCAACTTGAAATTAAAACTAAAATTATTGAACGTACTGGATTTGATGAGGTCATGATGGTTGACGACAGCTTGCTTTCTGGCAATAGTTCGGACTATAATAGCATTAAAGATGCAATACAATACAGAAGCAATAGATGAAAGTTGCCATAATTACGGACACACACTACGGATCGAGAAAAGGTTCGAAATATCTTCATGATTATTTTGAACTATTTTACAAGAATATATTTTTTCCTTCTTTAAAAGAGAATGGGGTAGAAGCAGTTATTCACATGGGTGATGCTTTTGATAGTCGGAAGTCAATAGATTATCAAAGTTTAGAGTGGGCAAAGAGAGTTGTATTTGAACCTTTGCGTAAATATGAGGTTCATATGATTGTGGGTAATCATGATTGTTATTACAAGAATACAAATAATGTAAATTCTCCAAGTCTTCTTCTTAAGGATTATTCAAACATTAGAACCTATAGTTCTCCACAAACTATTGAAGTTGGTGGTCTGAATATTATGATGGTGCCTTGGATTTGTAGTGAGAATTATGATGAAACTATAAATCATATTAAAAAAACCAAAGCAAAAATTGCAATGGGTCATTTAGAGTTGCAAGGTTTTAGGGTAAATCGAAATCTTGTAATGGAAGAGCATGGGACAGATCCAAAAGTTTTTGATAAATTTGATAAAGTATTTTCTGGACATTATCATACTCGTTCAGACAATGGTAAAGTTTTTTATCTTGGAAATCCATATGAAATGTATTGGACTGATGTGAATGATACTAGAGGATTTCATATTTTTGATACAGAAACTTTAAATCATACGCCAATTAATAATCCTTATAAATTATTTCATAACATCTATTATGAGGATACACCCTATCAATTATTAGATGCTACTGAATATGAAAATAAAATTATTAAGGTAATTGTTAGAAAAAAATCTAAACAAAAAGATTTTGAAAAATTTATTGATAAATTATATTCTGCAGGTATTCAAGATCTTAAAATTGTTGAAAATTTCAGTATCCAAGAAAATGAAAATTTTAATGTTGATGAAGAAGAGAATACAATTTCAATTCTAAATCGTTATATTGATGAATCTGAAATTAGTCTTGATAAACATATTATTAAAAATATATTTAAAGATATTTACGAACAATCTTGCGAAGTAGGATAATGTTTCTCCTTACCCTTAAAGATAGAAAAGATGATGGTGCTTATGCTGTTCAGGATCAGTACGGGCATAAAGTTTTATTTCTTTTTGAAGAAGAGGATGATGCAACTAGATATGCATTAATGTTGGAAGATCAAGAAGAAACTATAATGGAAGTTGTTGAAGTTGATGATGATCTTGCCATAATGACTTGTAAACGCTATAATTATAAGTATGCTGTGGTCACTCCTGACGATATTGTAATTCCCCCTAAAAATGTTAGTATTTCATAAGATTAGATGGCGCAACTTTCTCTCTACAGGAAATCAGTTTTCTGAAATTGATTTTGAAAAAAACTATACCAATCTAATTATTGGGACAAATGGTGCTGGAAAATCTACAATTCTTGATGCCTTAACTTTTGTTCTTTTCAATAAACCATTTCGTAAGATTAATAAACCTCAACTTGTCAATACAACGAATGAAAAGGATTGTCTTGTAGAGATTGAATTTACGATTAACAATAAAAACTATTTGGTTCGTCGTGGTATTAAACCAAATATTTTTGATATAGAAGTGAATGGTACTGCCTTACATAAAGAGGCAGATGATCGTGCCAATCAAAAAATTCTTGAGGAAAATATTCTAAAGGTAAATTATAAATCCTTTACTCAAATTGTAATTTTGGGTAGTAGTACTTTTGTTCCTTTTATGCAATTAACTACTACAAATCGTAGAGAAGTAATTGAAGATCTTTTAGACATTAGGATTTTCTCTACGATGAATAGTATTATTAAAGATAAACTTAGAGAGAAAAAAGATCAGATTAAATCACTTGAACTTAAGAAAGAAAATCTTAAAGACAAGATGAAAATGCAAAAAGATTTTATTGAAGAACTTGAAAATCGTGGTAATGCCAATATAACTGCCAATCAAGAGAAAATTTTTAATCTAAATTCTGAGATTAATGATTATATAGATCATAATTCTACAGTTGAATCTTCTATTTTTAATAAAACAAAGTTGCAAGAAAATCTAATTGGTGCATACGAAAAATTAGTAAAGTTAAACAATCTTAAGGGTAAAATCTCTCAGAAAGTATCTACAATTACTGAAGAGCATAGATTTTTTAGTGAAAATTCGGTATGCCCTACTTGCACTCAAAATATAGAAGAAGAGTTTCGGTTAAATAGAATTACAGACGCTCAAAATAAAGCAAAGGAACTCCAGAAAGGTTTTCAAGAACTTGAGGAGACTATAAAGTTAGAACAGGAGCGAGAGCGTCAATTCACAGTTCTATCTAAGGAGATTACGAAACTCAATCATGAGATTTCTCAAAACAATACTCGCATTTCACTCAATCAGAGACAAATCCGAGATCTTGAAAATGAAATTCAAACAATTACCCAAAACCTTGCAAATAGAAATACTGAGCATGAGAAGTTAGAAGAATTTCAAGACAATCTCCAAAAAACATTCGAAGACCTTTCAAATAAAAAAGAAGAAATCGTTTATTACGATTTTGCCTATTCCTTACTCAAGGACGATGGTGTAAAAACGAAGATAATTAAGAAGTATCTTCCATTTATAAATCAGCAGGTGAATCGTTATCTCCAATTGATGGATTTTTATATTAACTTTCATCTTGATGAAGAGTTTAACGAAACGGTAAAGTCACCCATTCACGAAGATTTTTCATATAGTTCTTTTAGTGAGGGTGAAAAAATGAGAATTGACCTTGCTTTACTCTTTACTTGGAGAGAAGTTGCCAGAGTCAAAAATTCTATTAATACTAATCTGCTGATTATGGATGAGGTATTTGATTCTTCACTTGATGGATTTGGAACTGATGAGTTTCTTAAGATTATTCGTTATGTGATTAAGGATGCTAATATCTTTGTGATTTCTCATAAGGCAGAACTGCATGACAAATTTGAAAGTGTCATACGGTTTGAGAAAGTTAAAGGTTTTAGTAGGATGATTTTATGAGTTCTCAATCTGAAGAAATTTCTAAATTAAAATCAGAAGTTGAAACCCTTAAAAAAGAACTGTGTAAACTCAAACGTGCTATACTTAGCATTCCCGATCTGGGGGAAAAAGTCCAAAAAAAACTCTGGCAACAATGAAACTTCCAAACTGGCAACACCACTCTAAAAAAGAGCAGAAGCGGAAACTGAAACCGCAAGCACTCCGACAAGCAAAGGCACGTCGCCAAGCACTCAAGAAGCGCCTCTCACGGGGCGCTTCTTATTTTATAAATACCTAAAAAAGTCTTTGTGTAAAATGAGAGACCAAGAAATGTTAGGGTTGATGGAAGCTTATACTAAAATTTATGAGCAAGTTCAAAATGAATCAGTTGAGGAAGTTGATAATTATGATGAAATTTTAGAATACCTTTTAAGTGAAGGGTACAGTAAAGAAGAGTCCGATCAAATAATGGTCGAACTTATTAATGAGGCTGGGTTAGGTGCATTAATTAAGGGTGCAAAAGCAGTAGCAGGTTTTGTTGCAAAACGTGCCAAGACTCCATTAAAAACAGCAGCTACTGATTCTCTTATTACTAGTACAGTATTAAATCCAGTATCAACTGCTAAAGTTGCAAAAACTATTGCAAAGTCTGCACCAACTCCAGCACCAATAGTCAGAACAGTAAAAGCGTCTCCTGCTAGAACTGCTCCAAAAGGTGCAAATAAAATTACAACTAACGTTTGGAATGAACCAACAGCACCTAGAAGTCGTATAAATCCGTCCAAACCTTCTGGAAATAAAGTAACATCTACTAAGGCATTATCAGGTACACCTTCTAGACCAGCACTCCCTTCAGCAGGAAAAACATCTGCAAGTGCGAAAGCACCCAAACCAACCTTTAAACCTGAAGCACTTCCTAAGGTTAAGTCTCCAGCAGAACCTGCAGGGGCATTAGTTCGTACAAGAGCGTCTAAACCAACTTTTAAACCTGAAGCACTTCCTAAAGTAACAAAATCTGCAGAACCTGCAGGTGCATTGGTTCGTGCAAAGGCACCTAAACCAACCTTTAAACCTGAAGCACTTCCTAAGGTTAAGTCGCCAGCAGAACCTGCAGGGGCATTGGTGTCAACTAAAGCACCTAAACCAACCTTTAAACCTGAAGCACTTCCTAAGGCAACAAAGTCTGCTGAACCCGGAGGAGCATTGGTTCGTACAAAGGCACCTAAACCAACTTTTAAACCTGAAGCACTTCCTAAAAATGATGCAATTTCAGAACCCGGAGGAGCATTGGTTCGTACAAAAGCACCTAAACCAACAGCAAAACGATCTACTTCTGGAGGTGGAAAACCATCTAAAGGTGGTGGTTTAACACAAACTGTTCGTGCTACTTTATCTCCTGCAGAAAAAACTGGAAATATGAAATATCCAGGTTTGGAAAAATATGCGACAGGATCATCTTCTTCTGGTGGTCCGTCAAAATCTCCAATTTCTTCTTTATCAAGAAATCTAAAAACTGCAGGAATTGTTGGAACTGCTGCAGCGGGAGTAGCGGGACTTGATCAAATTGGTAAAGAAAATAAGAGAAAAGAAGATCAAAAGATTCGTCAGTCTATAAAAACTAATGTTTATAATACTATGGATCCTGATAGTACTATTCGTAGTCGTAAAAAAGTCGGTCCCAAAATAGTAGGAACTGGTAGTGTTGCTGGAGATTTTGACGTTGCTTTTAAAAAGGCAAGAACTTCTGGGCAAAAAGAATTTGAGTTTCGTGGTAAAAAATATAATACTAAAGTGAAAGAAAATTTTGTATATGAGGCAAAGGATGAGACTGAAGAGGGAATTACGGGATTACCTATCCCTAAAAAGAAAATGGGACCTAAAAAAAGATACGAGTTTGAAAAGAAAAGAAGGGTGGAAAGAAAAAAGAGAAATGACCCTAGAGTAGGTGATGGTTTTTCTCAGCATAGAATGACTGGTAGTAGGGGTCATGGATCTGAATATGAAAATACTCGTTCAATCCGCGAAGAAATTCTTTCATATCTTCTTGATGAAGGTTTTGCATCTGATGAGAAATCCGCAGAGGCAATCATGGGCGCTATGAGTGAGGATTGGAAAAAGACTATTATTGATAGTTGAGACCACTTTCCAAACTGGCACACTAGAGGGTATCACCACCCTCTTTTTTTGTATAATACGAGCATACAACACAAATCAAATGCCTGTTAATCACGAAATCAAGTCTCAACTTGCTAAACTTCTTGCCACCGAAGACCTTGTGGTTGAGCACAAGAAAGTGGAGACTGCCTGCTTTAACGTTCATACTCGTGTGCTGACTCTGCCTATGTGGGAAAAGGCAAGCAACACTGTATATGACCTTCTGGTGGGTCACGAAGTCGGTCACGCTCTCTATACGCCTGATGAGGATTGGTTGAAGCAGTATAAGATTCCTCCACAATTTGTAAATGTTGTTGAAGATGCTCGCATTGAGAAACTGATGAAGCGTCGTTATGCTGGTCTCGCCAAGACTTTCTTCAGCGGTTATAAGGAACTTGCCGACCAAGATTTCTTCCAGATTGGTGATGATAAACTAGAAACTTATAATCTTGCCGACCGTGCAAACCTGTGGTTCAAGATTGGAAACTTCACTGATGTGCCGATTGAGCGTGGTGAGGAGATGGAGATTATCAATCTGATCGCTAATAGTGAAACCTTTGCTGATGTTCTGATTGCCGCAGAGGAACTCTATAAGTATTGTAAGCAAAAGCAACAGGAAGAGACTAAGATTTCTCTGGATAATCTTGAGTCTCAGCAGAGTGGTTCTAATCAACCTGCTTCTGATTTTTCTGATCAACAGGAAGGAGAGAACGATCAACCTGAGTCTGATGCTTCTGAAGGTTCTGCTTCTAGAGAAACTAGCGAAACCACCCCACAAATGGGTGACACCACCCCAGAAATGGGTGGTGAGAAGAATGGGGAACCTGAAGTGAAGACAATGGACTCTTTGGAAGAGGCGCTCAAAGAACTCGTCAACAATAGTGGTCCTGAAAACGTTTATTTGGAATTACCTAAACTTGACTTGAAAAAAGTTATTGTTCCCAATGCTCAGATTCATTCTAGTTGTAAAGAGTCTTGGGATAATTTTATTAAAGATCGTGAATATAAGTATGAAGATATTTTTGGTGAAGTTGATAAGCAGTTTGTAGAGTTCAAGCGTTCTGCTCAAAAAGAAGTCAACTATCTGGTGAAAGAGTTTGAGTGTCGTAAGGCAGCAGATTCTTATGCCCGTGCTACGACTGCCCGCACTGGTATTCTAGATTGTACAAAACTTCATACTTACAAATATAACGAAGATCTTTTCAAGAAAGTTACAACTCTTGCTAGTGGAAAGAATCATGGTTTGGTATTCGTTCTGGACTGGTCTGGTTCTATGTGTGATGTGATGTTGGATACTGTCAAGCAACTTTTTAATCTTGTCTGGTTCTGTAAGAAAGTTGCAATCCCCTTTGAGGTTTATGCTTTTACAACCGATTATCCTCTTGTTTCTTACGATAAAAATGGTAAGGCAAATCTTCGCGAACTTGCTTATAAGAAAAAAGATGGTTTGATTCAAGTTGGTGAGTGGTTCTCTATGATGAACTTGCTGACCAGTCAAGTAAATGGTAAGAATCTGGAAGAGCAGATGAAGAATATTTTTCGACTAGCTTATTCTTTTGCCCGTAACTGCTACTCGATTTATCCTATTCCTTTGGGTCTTTCTCTTTCAGGAACTCCTCTGAATGAGGCACTGATTTCTCTTCATCAGATTCTTCCTAAGTTTCAAAAAGAAAATAAACTTCAGAAAGTTCAATGTGTTGTTTTGACTGATGGTGAAGCATGTGGTATCAAATATCACCGCGAAGTGAAACGTCATTGGGAGCAAGAACCTTTTATGGGAACTGCTGCTATTGGATTTGGGTCATTTTTGCGTGATCGTAAAACTGGAAGCACTTATTCTTTGGATTGTGAATGGCATTACCTCACTGATGTTTTTCTTCGCAATTTGAGGGATAAGTTTTCTGATATTAATTTTATCGGTATTCGTGTTCTTGAGTCCCGTGATGCTGGTAACTTTATTCGTCGTTATTGTGGGTATTATGGTCCAGATTATGATAAGGTGATGGGTTCTTGGAAAAAAGAAAAAGCGTTTACTATCAAAGAGTCTGGTTACCATTCTTATTTTGGTCTTTCTGCCAACGCTCTTTCCCAGGACTCTGAATTTGATGTTCATGAGACTGCAACAAAAGCACAAATCAAATCTGCTTTTGTCAAGAGTCTTAAGTCCAAGAAAATGAACAAGCGCATTCTTGGAGAGTTTGTTGAACTAGTTGCTTGAACCACTTTCTAAACTGTCACAGGGGGCACTTGGTTGCCCTTTTTTTCTTGTATAATTACTACGTTGAAACAAACCACCTAACTAAATTATGTCTCGCAAATCTTCCGTGAACGACGAAGCACTTATCGCAAGCATCCAAGAACTGTATGGTTCCGAAATCACTTCTGGAGATCTCAGGGGTTTTTGTGCTTCCCGTGGTCTTAACTATCAAACCGTAACTCGCCGCTTGGAAAACTTTAAAACTGATCGCGGTCGTTGGAATTTGGAAGTGACTCAAGAACGTGTAGAAGAAATCGAACGTTCTTATAGTGCTCCTGCTGTCCTTCCTGTCGTCGAACAAAATCTCATTCCTGATAAAGATGATACCTTCGTCAAGTTTGGTAATTTTAACGATATTAAAAAAATTATTTCTTCCAATCTTTTTTATCCAACGTTCATTACGGGTCTTTCGGGTAATGGTAAAACG